CAGCGGAACAGTTGTTTCTCTTGCATCAACGACAATTAGATCATACAGCAAAGAAACAAATCAATACTCTGGAAATTATTTACAAGTAAGTCATTTCAATCATGCAATGTATGCCAATAATAATAAATTGGTAATATATGGTGCTGAATCAAATACTGCTCCAACCACTCTTTCTGCAAGATTGGATTCTTCAGAAGTTTCGACAATTAGCGTCGGAAGCACCGCAAATCTAAACACATTTGAAGGAGTTACTGTTAGTGCATCAAATCCAGGGTATATAATTATCAAACCTGGAGATGAAATCGTATCTTATGATTCGGTCGGATCTGGAACTCTTACAATCACCTCTGGTGGTAGAGGAATTGGAACATCCGTCGTAATGCCTCATGAAATTGGTTCTGAAGTTTATAAGTATGAGTTAAATGGAGTATCTCTGAGAAGAATTAACACATCTCATGATATTAGTGATCTGGACATAAGAATGGATAATTATTATGTTGAAATTGATAGATCTTCGAATGGAACTGATAGATCTTCAGATGGATCTGTTTCTGGAGCACCAGAGTTATCATTCACCAACGAATCTTCTTTGGCAGGCAATTCTTGTAAAGTAACTAAGAATATTCAATTTACTGAGATAGTTCCCAATTTTGAAGTGTTTACTCCAGGTTCTAATACTTCAGCAACTGCAAATATTAGAACTATAACAGGAACTAGCGTTGATGGTACTGAAGTATCATTCCAAGATAATGGTTTTGAATCTATTGAATTAAATTCTTCAAACTCTTTAGATTCTGTAAGAGTTGTTTGCTCCAAAGCAAATGAGGATGAATATTTAAATGGTTTACCAAGAAATAAATCACTTACTATTGGCGTAACAATGAGTAGTGATGATCCAAATCTTTCACCTTATCTATTTACAGACACATTAAATGCTGAATTGAAAGCATATAGATTTAATAATCCCATTTTAGATTTTTCTAAAGACAATAGAGTGAATTCCATTGAAAATGATCCCCACGAAACAACATATGTTTCTAATGACATCACTTTAGCAAATCCAGCGACATCATTGAAAGTTATACTTTCAGCATATAGACATGAATCTGCAGATATTAGAGTTTTATATAAACTTTTAAGAGCAGATTCTCAAGAAGTTACTCAAGAATTTGAATTATTCCCTGGATATGATAATATGACTGATACTGATAATGATGGATTCGGAGATAACGTTATTGATCCATCCAAGAATAGCGGAAGATCAGATGCTTTTGTTAGATCCAGTCTTGATGGAGAATTCTTAGAGTATCAGTTTACTGCTGATAACCTAGACTTGTTCACTGGATATGCCATTAAGATTATTCTCGCAGGAACTAATCAGGCATATGCACCTAAAATAAAAGAATTGAGGACAATTGCATTAAGATGATAAGAGTTGAGGGGCATCCAAATCTATATCGGGATGAAAAAACAGGTGCTATTATTAATTGCGATAGCACTGGATATCAAAATTATGTCAAGTCTTTGAGAAAAAAAGATTCTCAAAGACTTGAATTGGATAACATAAAAAAAGATATCGATGAAATTAAATCTCTACTAAAGGAGTTAATAAATGAAAGAAAATGAAAAAGATCAAGAAAGTATAAATGACAGTGAAATAGATCAAGAAATTAACAATGAGTCTAAAAATGAGACTAATTTGAGTAATCAAAGTCTTATTGGATTACTCCTGGATATTTAAGATATAAATATCTAAAGGTATACTATTCTATTCTAATAATGGCGGTTTATGTATCTAACATAGTAATTGAACAGGGATATGATTTTGATACATCATTTCAATTGGAAGATACTAGAACAAATTCCTTTTTAAATTTGACAAACTACAGCACTGAAGCAAAATTGAGAAAGCATTATGAAAGTGCTACTGCAGTTTCGTTTGGTTCAACTGTTACGAGTCCAGAATTGGGCATTATTTCCATTTCTTTAACCTCAACGCAATCTTTAGAATTAAAACCTGGAAGATATGTCTTTGATGTGAAAATCACTACTCAGGGAAAAGATTTTAAAGCTGTTGAAGGAGCAGCGTTAGTAAGAGCAGGGGTAACTAGGTAATGCCTAACATAAACGACAGGATCGGTTCTCAAAACGTTATAAGGGTATTATCCAATGCCTCTGCGCCACCGACTCGATTAGTAAACCTTACTGATGTCAATTCAACATTAAAAGATCAAGATGGAATGATCCTGGTTTGGGATCTTCCAACTGAAACATTTATAATGACAAGCGTCATTGATAGATCGCTTGAAGTAGTAGGAATAGTAACTTTTTCAGATACAACAGATTCTCAACTACCAACTAATGGAGCATTAATTGTTAGTGGTGGCGTAGGAATTGGTAAAAATTTAAATATCGGCGGCGATGTAACTATTGCTGGTATATCAACATTTTCTTCTAGAGTAGATATAAATGCTGTTTTAGAAGTATTAAATGCAGCATCATTTGAAGATAATTTTTCCGTATCTGGTATAACGACTTTAGCATCTTCTGGAGGGATAACTACCACTGGAGGAGATTTATATGTAAAGTCTGATCTAAGAGTTGGAAATAATTTATTAGTAGATGGAACTTCAGAATTTATTGGAAATGCCACTTTTAGGGGTGGAACAATTGGAATTGGTGATTCTGTAACTGATGATATTAATGTTGGTGGTGAATTTGTATCCAATTTAGTTCCAAATGATGATGATACTTATGATATTGGCATTACCACTCAAAGGTGGAGAAATGCAAGATTCTCTGGATTAACTACAACAGGAACATTAAATGTTTCTGGAGTATCGACATTTCAAAATAATGTCAATGTAACTGGATTTGTAACTGTCACTGATGGATTGTATTATGAGACTGGAGATTTTGATGGTCCAAATGGAATTGCATACTTTGATGATACTGGAAAATTAATAGGAGCAGCAAGCACTGAAGCAGGTATTAGTACTAGTAACTACGTTCTAACAACTAATGCTAGCGGAATACCTGTTTGGACCACCACTATAGATGGAGGTGCATTCTAATGGCAAAACCAACAACAAAACAAGAGTTAATTGATTACTGTCTAAGGAGACTGGGGGCACCTGTTTTAGAAATTAATGTTTCCGATGAACAAATAGATGATTTAGTTGATGATGCCGTTCAATACTTCAATGAAAGACACTTTGATGGTGTTGAAAGAATGTATCTGAAGTATAAAATTACGGAAGACGACATTGAAAGGGGAAGGGGAAGCGGAACAAATGGCGTCGGTATTGTAACAACAACTGGAGAATCTACAATTGTTGGAACAGCAACAACTTTTAATTTTTATGAAACTTCAAATTACATACAAGTTCCAGACTCTGTAATTGGCATAGAAAGAATTTTTAAATTTGATACTAGTGATATTTCTGGGGGAATGTTTAGTATAAAATATCAATTATTTTTAAATGATCTATATTATTTCAATTCTGTAGAACTTTTACAGTATTCTATGGTTAAATCGTATTTGGAAGATATTGATTTCTTATTAACTACAGATAAACAGATTAGATTTAATAAGAGACAAAATAGATTATATTTAGATATTGATTGGAAATCTGAAAGAGCAGATCAATTTTTAATTATTGATTGTTATAGAGCATTAGATCCAGCATCTTTTACCAAAGTATATAATGATAGTTTTCTTAAGAAATATTTGACTTCACTTATAAAAAGACAATGGGGTCAAAATCTAATTAAGTTCCAAGGTGTTAGACTGCCAGGCGGAATTGAGTTAAATGGTAGACAATTATATGAAGATGCAGAGAGAGAATTAGAAGCAATAAAACAAACAATGTCCCTAGAGTATGAATTGCCTCCATTAGATTTTATTGGTTGATAGTTATGACATTAAATCCGTTTTTCTTACAAGGTAGCACTACTGAACAATTTTTGATTCAGGATTTAATCAATGAGCAGTTAAAAATATATGGGATTGAAATATATTATCTACCAAGAAAAATATTTAAAACTGATAATATAATTGAAGAAATTCAATCTTCAAAATTTGATGATTCTTTTTTGATAGAAGCATATCTCAATAATTATGATGGATATGCTCCAGGAAGCGATCTGATGACAAAATTTGGATTGAGATTGCAAAATGAAGTTAGTTTAACAATTTCAAAGGAAAGATTTGAAGAATTTATT